ACAAACAACTGAGGGTCTTCATTGTCGACCGATATCATGATGGCTAACTGCGGTATCTTTATACCGTACAGATGAGAGAACATCATCGCATAGCATGTCGACTGCAAGAAGTAATTATTTATCCACTCTTCTTTCTTCAGCTTACGAGATGTCTTGTAGTCTATTATCGAGGGGATGCCGTCGAACTCTGCGACGAGGTCGGTGCGACCGGCTGTATTGAGCGCGGTGGAGTAGAGTGGGAGCTCAACACCGAGGATGTTGTTGACGTGCTTGTCGAGTAGAGGCTGTAGAGACTTAAAAGAGTCAATACTTGAAGGCATAGCATCCCGAAGATAATCTTCTTCATTAAGAACATATCTTTCCGCAAGCGAATGAACCGCCGTCCCACGTCTCGCTGCCTGAGTACTAATCTTCTGAGCTTCTTCCTCTCCGACACGTTTCTTCCACTCCAATAATGCTGTCTTGTCTGTCTTCTCGCCTATCACAGTAGTGACCGAGCGAAACTTTCGTTCTATACCATCGACAACATAGTAGCGACCGTTAGGGTCGTCTACGTTGTGCATCTCTATAGCCTGTACGTTACAGTGCCGGAAGGTCTTTCTTTGTGCCATAATCCACCATGTATTTCGCTTCTAGACGATTAGTAATAATAATAGACTTGTCAGTTGGATTAATAGCAATCCATTGAACCGCTATGGGTCCTATACCTTTTGCGAACCAGTAACGAGCACCGGTCGTCTTGCTTCCCCAGCTCTGTTGGTATATGCATGTAACTACATCAGAATACTTATCTCCATTATTTAGAATGATAGTATCTTGCTTAGTCTGATAGTTGAACGACTGCGTTCCCTTTATGTATTGAAATGGCCAACAAGAGAAGAAGTCCGATACAGGATAGTTCTGATAGTTCTTACCTATCTCGCACATATCTCCCCACCATATAGGAGAGTCTTGCTTGAACACTATCTTGTTTCTGCAACCAAACAACTTGTTAGTAGTTACGTTGTCGTCTCTCCATTCAGATATACCAAACCCTGGTTTATAATCTAGATACCACGTATCTTTCCATTTCATGTTCTCGTCGTAGTCTACGTATAGTACTGTATGCTTGTTATCATCCAGCACAAACTTAGTAGTCATTGGAGGCAATGGTGCCGGCGCATTTGTGTCCGGCATTGGCCCGCCATCTGTGTAGCTGAATGTGTGTATCTCGTTAGGTTTGGGCTGTGGCCAGTAATCCCAGGCTCTTATCGTTGTCATACTACTACCCTCATCTTGTCCTTGAGTATTATATATTCTTTCACCAGACGGCTTCTTACGATATCGTCTGCCTCGAACTCGACGAAGTCAAACGACCGCATGCTTCTTACGACACGCATGAAGTCAGGAAGACCTGAGCGTTCGTGCTCTCTGGTGAAGTCAGACTGTCTAAAGTCTCCGCAAAATATTACTTTGCAGTTGTGGCCAACACGAGTAATAACAGAGTCAAGCTCGTGAAGAGTAGCGTTCTGCATCTCATCCACGATAACAATACAGTCGTTGAGTGTAATGCCTCTAATAAAAGAAGTAGAAATAAATTCAATTACGTTCTTATTCTTAAGGTATTCATATGCATCACCTCTTCCAAAAAGTTCTGTGCATATTGCATAGTAAGGAGCCTCGTATACTTTAGTCTTCTCTTTATTATTACCAGGAAGGAAACCCATGTCTCTAGTAGGAACTACCGAGCGAACTATAACCACTTTCTTGTACTGACAATCCGGATCATTCAGCACTTGCTTAAGAGACAGATACAAAGCCATGAATGACTTACCTGTTCCAGCAATGCCGTGCAGCATTAGGTTCTTATCTTCGTTAAAAGATTGAAACGTAACTCTTTGGTTCTGCGTAAGAGGATCGAAGTGTCTTAGATTAAAGTTTAGTTTCTCTTGGTAGTTTTCTTTCTCTTTACCTTGTTGACGAAGAAGTCTTTTTTCTCTGCGCGTTAGGCGTCTTGTTCTTTCTTCTTCCATTGTACTCCCTATGGGGTTTTATACATGGGCGTATCTTTCATAAGACCAAGCTTATCGTATCCAAGCCCAATAAGATTTTCTTTCCAGGATCGCGTTGGCCACGACCCGTATATCGGTAGCTGATATTGATCTGCATCCTTATTTAATCTTAAAGCAAACTCCTTATCTGTTTCTAGAGCATTTGCGAAGCATCTTTCTCCTCTGTCCTGCGCAAAATCCCAGAACGGAGTTTTGAATATAGATCCTACCTTGTAGTGAAGCATGATTACCTTCTCGCATGCTCGTATATCTTGCAGATACTTTGCGTTAGCATTTGCTTCAGCATTAGGGTCGTTGGCGTGTCTTCCTGCCCATACGTTATGAGCTAGCTTCATGTTCAAAGCCATTGAATGTATGGACGTAGCTTCTAGCGGCTCCAAGAAAAATGAAGCATTACCGTTGTACGCCACCCTTCCCTCTAAATTATTTTTCCTGTAATAGTTAGAAAAGGAAAATGAGTTGGTGTCGCTGCTAGGAGTAAGGCCCTTGTCCTCGAACACTGCCTTCACGTCCTCCTTGATCTCTTCCAATGAATTTATATTGTTGTTGTACATATAGCCGATGGAGCATCTGTTTTGCAGCGGTATGCCGAACACCCATCCATATGGTCTTGCTATGCACAAGCTGTACTGAAAGTCAACTCGGTTCCAATAGCACTGGGTAACATGAACGCTGTTTACCGGTATGTACTCTGCCGGTATCAGCTTGTCGCTGTCCTTGGCCGATGGTCGCCCGGAACAATCCATGATAAAGTCAGTATCTATCTCGTCGTGCGATACGTTCTTGTCCACGAAAGTGATGCGCGGGTTTCCCTTTAGCTTGTTAAGAATATAATTCTGCAGCTTCACTGCGTTGAAGTGGATTGACATCTCGGGTGGAACAAAGTTATGAACGAAATACTCGCCGCTGCCCCAGTTCTCTTTAGGTATCGCGCACTTGAACGTGCCATCTATTTCTGGGAGCTCGTAGTTCATGAACCCTATATTGTAATGTAGATCCCTTGAGAAATATAGAGGAGCTCCTTCGCCGACTGACTGAGTAGGCGTGTTGCTGTCAAAGTACCATACTATTTCCCAATCCGTCCACCTTAGGAAATGAGTCACAGAATAGCAACCAGCTGTTCCTCTTCCAATTATAGCGATTTTTCTCATAATATCTTTCCTGAAACTAAAAGGTATTTATTGTAGATCTTGTAATACCCTTGTTGTTTCCTTTCTTGATATGTTTAAGTAGGTCTCGGAAAGAAGAGTCGGGTTTGCCCATGCCACGGCCTGAGTGTATTAGTGGTGCACTGATACCAAGCACCATATGTGGGTTCTCTTCGAGGTACTTCTCCATCTCAGAGATGCCCATGAACTCTTCGTGGACTTCGCCAGTCTGAGAATTAGTAAATGAATATGTTGGCATTACTCTTCCCAGTCGTCTTCTACTTCTAGCAGTTCGTCCATGTTCTTAGTGCGAAGCGCGTGTTCGATACGACGCTCTTTGCGTTTGTTTCTCATCTTCTCTTCGCGAGTACGATATGTATACTCTGAATAGTCATCATACTCGGCGTTCTGCTGAGACTTAAGCTTCTGGTTCTTCATTGACTTCCTCTGTAGCATCTTCTTTAAGTTCAAATGGCTTCACGCCTGGGTTAGGAATTAAGCCGGGTAATGCTGTAATGACATGTTGAATAGAGATACCCTTGAATGGCAGCTTCTTGTCTTTAATAGCAAGAAGAAGCTCTGCATCCTTGGGTGCAAGTCTCTCTAAGAACTCGATGAATAGTTGCTCGCGCTTAGCTGGCTTCATGTTAGGATAGAAGCCTTCAAGGAAGTACTTGATCTTCTCCGCTTCACGAATAAGAACGTTCTCTTGGTCGACCAGTTTGTTAGGAGTATAAGGAGGAGCACCGGCTGGCAGAGCAAACTTAACTGCCGGATCAAACGCTGCTTGTAGGATGATACGAAGCGGCTTGCTGTCGTTATGTTTCAGTGCCTCGACCTTCGTTTTGGTGTGCTTCTGATATGATACCTTCTTTAGGAATTCTGCTATGCCAATTACAGCCATTATATTCTCCTTAGAACTCGCTCAAGTGTTCTGTCAAGTTCTTTAATTTGTTTGCGATAAAGTAATTTAGTAGTTTGCTTCGGTCACGGCTTTCCTGTTGTTTATACTGTACCATGACCTTGTCTTTAATCTCATCAGGTATATATGCGAGATCGATAAGCTGACGATTGCGACAGAAGTTTCTGTAGGTTCTCTCGTCCCAATCCTTGCCGGGAATAGTCTTCAATAGAGTCTCGATCTTCTTGGCCGTAAGTGGCTTTTGTCTACTGCCAACCACAAAGCAGTCGTCGTCAGACAATACATTTGGTACGCCGTCTCCACTATCTCCCTTTAGTACGTGCTCATTTAAGTAGCGATACGGATCCTCATACTTGATCCATTTCTTGCGAGTCGGATCGTATTGTTTCACATTCGTATACTTATGCAACTGAATAAAGTCCTTATCACCAGACAGGATAAGGATCGGGTCACCACCTGAATAGCACAGGTCTGTACCAAACTGCGTTACCAGAGTGGCAATGATATCATCTGCCTCAGCAGACTC